ATCAAGCTGCTCTCGCAACTTTTGGTTTTCGGATTTCAGACTTTCGATGTCGTCTTTAAATTCCTGCGCTACTTCTTGGGCTACTTTTCGCTGGACTTCAATAAGGTCAGCTCCGAACTCTCTTACCTCCGCGTCCGTCACCAGTTTCAGTTGTTGCTTAGGCTCAGGTTTTGGCTCTGGTTTGGCGTTCTGGATTGCATCCAGCCGCTTGGTCAAATCCTTTACCTGCGCGTGCAGTCGAGGTACTTCAGCATCATACATACCCTTTAAGGTGCGGTACTTCTGCTGCCATGTCTCTTCTGGCGTTTCTGTAACTGGCGCTTCTGGCTTTACTTCTGGCTTAGGCTCCGCTGGTTTGGGCTGCTCAGATGTAGGCTGTGCTGGTTGGGCTTCCGTTGACTCCTCGGGCTTAGGCTCCGGGGTCTCCCCTCTCAGCTGCTTCTCAATCTCCTCGACTTCCTTCAACTGCGCTTCGACTTGCTTTGGCAATGCCATTTCATTCTCCTCTTAGCTCCAACTCTGCTTGGGCTCCTATCACGGTGTGCCTTATACATAATGGTTTGCTGCGGATGTTACGCAGGTCGTTTATCGACCCGCTCCATAATCTCGTCCGACTTTGACACCGAATCGAGAAACTCACTCAGGACTTCCGCCCTACCCTGAAGACGATGTATACGTACTGGGTCTTCCGCGGCGATTAACGAGGTTTTTGTGTCCTCAAGCACCGTGCGAAATAAGTCCAGCAGGCTATCGTTTTCTGGCTGCTTACAGCGCCGTAACGCTTGTATATGCTGCCGGTTGGGTTTATGCCCTATAAAAATACTCATTATTTATTGTACCCACGCCCACGGCGTAAAAGTCAAGCCTTTTGTCAGAGTTACCTGCCATTAGGCCGTGGCGACACTAAATTGCTTTCCCGACCACCTACCGCTGACCCATCAGGCAGTATGTTGCGGCTACTCGGCGCCGGCGGCGTGCCTTGCCCGGGTGCTGCGCCCGGTGCTGCGCCCATCTGCGTCATTATCATCTGCAGCTGTTGCTGAAGCTGCTGGATAATCTGCGCCTGCTGCTCCATCGTGCTGATCTGCTTCCCATCAGGGACAATCTTATCGACGTTGCCGCTCAGGTTGCGTGCAGACCCTCTGAGCAGCTCGGCTGTACCGCTCATACCAACAATCTGCTGCGCCGTCGGGCTGTTGAGCACCAACTGTAAGAACTCGTTGCGCCGGATCGCTTCAGCTTCCTTAAGCACCAGACTGACTGCGCCTTTCGCCACGATGTGCAAGTCGCCCACGATGTCCGGGTCGTCGCCGTGGTAACGCAGGTTGTCGTAGTACTGCCGCTCGATGGCCGGCACGATGATGTCACGGTCGATGTTGGTAATAACCTGCTTGATGCCTTTACCAGCGTTACTGATGAGCATCGACAGCCCGGAGGATGTACGCCCTACGCCCGGAGTGGCTTCACCGGTCATGTACCGTGGAAGCATGGTATCTTCATCGGCGCGGCTGGCGAACTTCTCGAACACCTGCATGAGTTCCTGTGCGTTACTCTGCGGCTGGAAGAACTGCATGGGGGCTGCTGGGTCTGGGAACTCCGGCGACTCGAACTGCCAAATTTTCCATGGGAACATCTCAGTAATGTCTTCCCCCGCCGGGAGCCTGCTGACGTTAATACCAACCTGTGGGCCAGAACTGATGCCCATGTTGTTCGCCAGTGCCCGAGCGGTCGCGTTAACCATATCCTGAGAGTCGCGGCACAGGTCAGGTACACCTTTACCATCGATGCTGCCCGGGGTCTTCTCGTAGGCAGTGACAAAGTACGGCTTGCGCCCAAGCGGGTCATAGTTCAATACCGCACGGATCACCGTGCTACCAACCATCCACACCTCACAGGGATAATTCAGCGCCTCGTCTGGCGCGTCCGTTTCGCTGATACCCCACTCACGCAGGGTCTTGCCAGATACTGAGTCCCAGAGCTGCAACGCGTCGATCAGGTCAGAGGTATTAACTGTCTCGGTAACATCTTTACCCTCGGCTTCAGCCTGCGCGCTATCAGTCCAGAGCCACTCTCGCAGCCCCCCGGTCTCATAGTCAGCCAACACCGTGCGAATAGCAGCGTCGTTGTACCCCGGAACGCCCAGCAGTGACTGCAGGTCTTCCTTAGTGAGCTTGTGCCGCTCGATAACAAACCCGTCTTGGATGTTCGACGCCCACGGCGCCCAGTACAACATAAACGGATCAACACGCTCCCACTCGTTGCGAATCTGCTCTGAGGGAACCAGCGCGCCACCCTGCCACGCCATTTTCTTGCGCTTGCGCTTGACCGGCCCTTTAAGCACTGCGAACGGAAACGTCACCAAGTCATCGAGAAACTCATTAAGCGCCTTGAGCCAGTCGCCTTCGGCGAGCTGATCCTCAATTTTACGCTCCATACGCACCACGCGCTCATCAGCCTCTTCTTTAAGCTGGCGTGTGGCGGTGTCTTTCATATCTTCGGCTATGCTCTGCAGCGCCGCCTGATCCGGCGCTTGGCCCATCTGCTGCATCTGCTGGAATAGCTGCTCGGCAAGCTGCTGCTGCAACGCCTGCAGTAACTCAGGGGGCAGGTCAGGCTCCGGCGTCGCCGCCAGTGACCACGGCTTATCAGAACCCGAACCGAGCAGGGTATCGCGCAGCCAGCTGGTCGCCCCACGGCATTTCACCGAGGTGAGCTGCACGTAAATCTTGGAACCCCCCTGCTTGTTTATCTCAGCGAGTTTATCCGGGTCGTAGTCACCACGGCGCTGGCGCAGGCACTTAAGCATCCGCTCCTCAAGATCACGGCGGGCGTCTTTCGCTGTCGTCCAGCGCTTGCGCACGTGTCCGGCCAAGCCCTGTATGGCGGGCAAAGTCTGTGTCTGCTGGGTTTTAGCACGGTCTCGCGCTTCAAGGTCAGCGGCGCTTGCCACCGGTATCAGAGCCATCACCATGAGCTATCTCCTGTCATGAATAAGCGTAGGATACACGTTTAACTTCGCGTCTACCAGAGCGCACCCCCACACCCCGTATATTCATGTCGATCACCAGATCAGCGTACTGGTTGGCGTCGTGCGGGTGGCTGTACTCATTTTTCTCCGGCGCGTCCTCGAGGATGCCGTTGCGTTTCTGCTTGTACCGGTAACCGGAGATAAACCCTTTAATGAGCGTGGTGCAGCGTGGGTCGATCAGATACATCGCCTTCCCCTCAACCTGCCGCCCGAGCAACCTCTCCACCGCCTGTATTCGATACTCCGGCTTGTTGGTGGGCGGCTTCACACAGCGAAACCCCGCAGCCTTGAGCGCATCAACGAGCGTGAGCTCATTCATCTGCTGTTTCATAAACCCCGCGGGGTCTGGCGCGCACACAAAGTCAAACCCGGGGTAGTGGTTGGATATGTGCGGCATCAGCTTCTGCTCGATAAACGTCTCGATGCCCATGTTGGTCGCCGTGACTTCAGAAAGTGTCATTACCCGACCACGTGGGTCTCGCTGCTTGAAAATAGCCGACGGGGTGCGCCCGAAGTCCAACCCAATAATGATGGGATAGTCCGGCGACATGATGGGCTCGAGCGGGTCTTTGGCAACGTGAAACTCCCGGGTGAACGAGCTTTTGTACACCGGCTGTCCGGCAAGGGATTTACCAAACTTGGCGTGGATGTACACATCGATGTACTCCTCGGTCTTGCCTTTCATCAAGTTGTCGTAGTAGTTGCTCTTGAGCAAGTGAATCCAATCAGCTTCCTCGGAAAGACCTGACGGCTGAATCGTGACGTGAGTGTTCTCTGGCGGGTCTGTGAGTATTTTTTCCCAGAACGTGTCGAAATCCGGCGGGTTACTCATCCCCCACAGGTGGTCGTTGGGCTTACCGTCGTCGGTTACGCACCCCTGTATGGGGTTTCCCTTGTCGTCCACGCCCCACGACGGGCGGTGTGGCACCATCATACCGTCAGGATACCGGCCCAAACGACCCTGCATGGCCTCAAAAACGTCTTTATTGATCTCTCTGAACTCGTCAAACACTGCAAATGACGCCTGCAAAGACAGCAGTCGGCGCACGTCGTTGGTGTCGTCAAGCCCTCGAAACAGCACTTCGCACTCAATATCGCCCATTTTGAGTAGGTATTTATAGTCAGTTTTGGCAAAAGTACCCGCCTGACCGTCAGGAAACCACTTCAAAAAGTCAGGAATCGACGTGTCGCGCAGCTGTTCCCGGGTGTTTCGCACCCATACGCACCGACTTCTCCTGATTCCGTCACGGCATTGCGCCATTCTGGAGGCGTGGTAGAGTATTTTGAGGATTCCGGCGGTTGTTTTGGTGCTTCCGACCGGGCCCACGATCAAAGAAATGAACTTTTCGGCCGTAAAAAAGGGAATTACGCTCGGTACGGGGGTGTAAACAAGGCCACTCATAGCGGAGCGTCCATCACATCGTCACCGGCGTACTCGTAGTCGTCAGACTCAAAAAAGTCGACCGGCACAAGGGGGTGTCGGTCGTTTCCAAGGAGGGGAGCATCGGAAAAGTCTGTGGACAACTCATTGTCGTCACTTTGTGGGCGGTGGTCAACCGTTATCGTGTGCCCTTTCCCCGTGGAAGTGTCCGGCAAACTGATCGTAATGCTGAAACTTGGCCCATTGATGCTGGGCTGGTTGTTTTTCGGCGCCAAATCCCCCCACGTCACCAGATTCTCGATCGCTTTCATGCGTACCGGGGCTGGCACATCCACATCTTTAGCCATGTGGTAGGCGTGCGGCAGGAGGTCTTCAGCTAAAATTCGTGCTTTTGCAGCGAAAGAGAACCCTGAGTCTTTCATTTCGGCTGTGTAAATGTCGACATACCGCAAAAACTGTGGGTTTTTTGCGATTTCGTGATACTCCGTCAGTGTTAAACCTTCACCTGCTGCCACTTCCTGCAACGGACGCATCGCGCCTACGTTGTTTCGTGCTACGGCAAGGGCCAACTCTCTGAGGATATTGTCAGCAAGCACGGCACTCTTCATGCGATTACTGTAGCACGGGGTTTTTCGCCACGCAACTAAGGGGAAAAATAGGGGGCGGGGATTTTTTAGCGGGTCATTATGTGGTGGGCCATACGAATTAAGCTACAGAGAAGTCTGTTGGATACTAGAGTTCAAAAAATGGGGGCCAATTTCTAAACAAACTACGAGTTTCTGTGTGGGTTGTTAGAGTTCAAAAAATGGGGGGTGTTATACGAGTGACGGGACTACTATCATATCCCGTGGGGGGTGTGGGTGTCCTATACCCCCTACCCCCTTGACTTAATCCCGTGGCGGGATTAATCTATACGTGTTGGATCGATACACACACTGACTCACTGACTAGGGGAACAACATGACTAACGCAAAGCCTATAAAGAAACATGTTCGCGCAGTTCAGACTGCAGCATTGCACGCTCGACTCGGTAACATTCAATCAGCACGTCGACTGTTAGATGCTGAACTGCGCGCAGCGATGAGCAAGGGAGCGCAGCAATACATACGGGAAGCAGCGCAGTTAATAATGGATAGATGGGCATAACAATCAAGCCGCCCGAAAGGGCGGCACACTTACTTACTGAGGATATGAACATGGTAATTTTCAAACAGGCTGGCGGATCAAAGAAACAATATCATTACTTCGTGTCGTGCGCGATATGCTGGGCGGCCGACAACACGTTGACAGGCGCCATTGCCAAAGTCCGCAAGATGCTAAAAGAAGATGGGCGTAAGAAGATGCACGTCCTGATCTTTAAAGTACCGGGTTCATCTGAGTCTTCGTACGAAATCAACTTCTTCTGCCCGCAAGTGAAGGGCTCGATCTTGATAAGCACGGAAGACTTCGTGGTCTAACCAGCCTGATATACCAAGAGCCGGCGCAAGCCGGCTTTTTTTCGCCTCGAGATTACTATCACTACTATCACGCGCCGCGGGATTAATGTGGGAATAAGGTGAAAAAAGTGTGGACATATGGCGGGATTAACGTACAATTAATCCCAAGTCGCCGAGATCGGCGGCCCGCTCAGGTGAGAAGCATTCTCACTTACTTGTTCACTTAGGAATCGCAATTATGACAATTTCAATCGTACGTTCTACCGAAGTCGTTTTGTCCATCAAAAAAGCTGCGGACGCAGCGACTAACATGTACAAGCACTGCGTGTCTGCTGCCAAGCTGGCCGCACAGAATCCGCCGGAAGGCAAGCTGCCGGAAGTGCTGGCAGCGATTATGGCAGAGTATGCGCCCGAGTTATCGGACGCTGGTCACAATGTGAAGGCTATCTTCAAGGACGCGTTGACACTGGCACTGGCTCCGACTACCGCCATTTCATTCACAGAGAAAAAAGACGGTCAGGAAGTGGAAACGCACACCACGGCGGACAAGGCGATCAATATGGCGAAGCACGCCATGAAGGACGCTGCCAAACAAGTGCGTGAAGAAAACGGGATGGCACGCGCAGCAGGTGGCGGACGCAAGCCAGCGCAACCGGCGACAATCCCGAGTCAGGTGACTGACACGTCAAACAATGATGATCTAGCCTTTGCTGCGTTCTTGCATAACTTGCCAGTGTATTTCAAGGACGCTGACAAGGCGCTGAAAATCACGGCCGCACTGAAAGAGATGGGACTCAAGTTACAGCAGATCAAGTGATCTGCTAGTCCTGCCAGACCGGAGCCCGCCTCGAGCGGGCTTTCGGCTGTCCGCCAAATACTATCACTACTATCACAAGCCCTGCCTGCGGCAGTACTATCACTACTATCATGCGGCCAGCGTGGCGGCTAATCCCATGGGATTAAGACCGCCCAGTATGCGACCAGCCCAGCCAAAATAACTCATATTTATCGGCTCTGTTAATCCCATGGGATTAGTCAAATTGTCACTAGTCAGGGAATATGTTAACCGTCAGATGATTGGCGTTTTCATTTTTACACCCCTAGTTTGATGGAAGAATCAATGACTTACGAGCGCAACAAATTTTTGTATAGTCGAATTTCAATTAGTGTGTGCGTCTTGGCGCCTTTCAAAAAAAATTAGTAAAAACTAATTCGAGAGAATCAATGACTTATGAGAATTAGTCAGAGAATATGTTACCCGCAGTTTAAATTTTGGCGTTTTGGCACTGGGGCACACGGCTAACTGCTTGTTATATATATATATATATTAGAATAAATAGAATAATAATAATAATAAAGTACCCAATTATTTTAGTAACTTTATTTTCTAGTCCATACCGTAAAATCGATTTGCCTGCCGCCCAACGCCCCGACCCCCACCTCCAAACTCTCCTCTAGCCCCAAAAAAGTTACTATTTTACTAAAACAAGGGATATCAAACACTTGCACGCCAAACCTACCGCTAAAAATGAACTTCAGCCGACTAATTTTTTAGTAAAAACCGACTATTTTGCTGAATCCAACTAAAAACGCCTAAAAACCGAGAGTCTAAAAGATATCTAGTAGAGTCTCCGAGATATCAATAAGCCTCTCGACTAAGACACCAACAAGACTCTATTAGATTCTATTAGCCTCTATTAGACTTTATTAGGTATCTAAAAGACATCAAATAGCCTCTTGACGTGAGAATCTCGTTGGTATCTAATAGACTCACTTAAACATCTAATAGAGTCTAAGCGGTATCAACCCTTAAAAACCTACGTTGAGGAGAATCTAAAGTGAAGGCACTAACCTACCGTGATACCCCAGAAACCATGCTTGAGTTGCAACGCGCTGCGGCTGCTAGTGGACTGCCGTTGACCGTTTTTATGCGTGCGATACTGCGTGCATATCTGCGAGACCCATCGAAACTGCAACTGCTTGCGCAACCAAACACCCAAGCCACAGCCAACCCGATACAACAAACACCCGTTCCTCGGGTGCAGAAACCCGCCCGTGATCTGGCTGAAGAACTCGACTCCCTGTTCGATTCGTAGGCGTGTGCGTGTGTGCGTGAGTGGGGGGTCGTTGTGCCGACCCCTTCAGTTGTCCCACAGACTTGTTTTGACCCCTTGTGCCGACCCCTTCATTTGACCCACAGGGTTACCTGTGCTATAATAGTCATTCAAGTGGGAGATCGTCCTGCTTGAGTGCAAGACACTTAATCACGTAACAACTGCACAGGAGCTAATCCCATGGGATTAACGACAACTGACTTACTGAACATAGACCCCGACGACATTACATTCTGCAGAGAGTGTGCAGCACCGTACCCAATGCGCCGCCGTGCGCTGGGTTATACCACCTGCCTGCCATGCGGTGAGCAGGACGCTCATGCCGTTGCACAGCGTAACAACGTGGCTGGGTCATCCAGCCAACCACGGTTCAGACAGCCTGCGACCAGCCCGCTGGCTCATGCACATGCACACACGCTGACCGAGTATCGCAACAAGCACACTGACCTGTACGCGTTTATGCGCAAGGGTCACGGCAAACTGACAACGATCTAACAACCGACAAGCTAATCCCATGGGATTAAGGAGAACGAGATGAACAACGTAACAACCCTGAAATGGTTTCACTACAGTCAGAACAACTCTGGTGGTTACTTCATCGTCGATGATGATGTGGCAGAAGATGTGTATATACAAGCGCCTAACGCAGCCGAGGCGACCGAGCGCGCAGAGGCGCTCTTTGAACCACACAGCCAATACTGCGAGTGCTGTGGGCCACGCTGGTCAACGGGGTGGGTGGACGACAGCGATGGGTATGACGTGCCGACGAACTACGGCACACCGGTCACGCAGTTGACTGCTGGTCACTACCGCAAAAAAGGCCGCTTGCACTACTACGACGGGCGTGTGGAAACAGTTATGTACGCGCAACAACAACCGACAAGCTAATCCCATGGGATTAAGGAGAACGAGATGCACGATGATTATTCTTTAGGAGTTATGCGAATCGCAGGCGGCTTTGTAATTGTAGTGTTGCTTGTTGCGGTGGGGTTGGTGATTCCCATGCCGGACGACCAAGACCTTGAACTGAAACACCACTGCGAGATGACCCAGCTCTTCGCCGCTACCAACGGCGAACACGGTTGGCCTGATTACAACAACACTGCACACCTGTGCGAAGGAGACCAACCATGAAAGCAAAACTAGTGCTCAACACGGACACACGCGAGGAGATATTCCTAGACATGATACATGAGCTATGGAAGTACTCAGATGAGGGGCTGCGGGATATCGCAGCCCAAGCAGGATGCCACTGGGTGACGTTGTATGCGTGGAAGTCGGGCAAGACCATGGCTCCACGCATCGACAAACTTGCACCTGTTGCCAGAGTACTGGGCTACAACATAGTCCTCCAGAAAACCAAACAACCTGTACCTAAGCACTTAAGGAGTGTGAAATGAAACACGTACACGCAGACAAGATGGCGGCATACGCACAAGACGCAATGACCACGGACAAGCCGTGGGAGTTATGGGAGGCTCGCGCCCCTCGCAAGCATGACTGGTTTGTGATGAAGGGTGACCCGTGCTGGTGTGTAGATTTCGAGTACCGGCGCAAGCCCAAGACCAACGCACAGATTGCCTGTGAGTTGTTAGCCACGGCGCACAAAGCACTAGAAGCTCATTCGGTCGAGATATGCGAACCGAATGTAGACCACATCCAGCGGATGGTGTGGGATGCAATGAAACTGATACAAGAAACCAAGCAGCACACTATAGTGCTGACTACTGCGCAGTTGAAAGAGGTAATCCTAGCCTGCGATTACCCAAGCTGGGAGAACGAGGACTTTTTGTCCGCTGAACAAATACTAATCAACGCACTTAACGGAGAACAAGCATGAACAAACAAGACGCAGTAAAACGTATCGAAGCAATCGAAGCCGAGGCACGTGCTTTACGTGCAATCATCGAAGCACCGGACAAACCCGCACTGCCAACGCGGTGGAAGCCGGAAGATGGGGAATACTACCTGTACGTTGCTCCCAACGGAAATAGCGAACGTACACAGAACTGCCTCGGGCGCTGGGACGCTGACGCACTAAGCCATGGAAACTGCTTCAAGACCGAAGCCCATACCGAGATCGCAAGTAAAGCGGTGAGCCAGACGCTGAAAATCTGTGCTGCTGCTTTTGCGGTAGACCCTGATGCTGGAGAATGGATGAAATCAGCACGGCGCTGGTGTGTATTTAAACGGATCGCCGTCGGCGGGAATCGTGAATGGGCGACTGGGAATTTCGATTTCAACATGGGCCACCCCTGCTACGTCCACACAATGGCACAAGCCGAGAAAATGGCCGCAATACTCAATGACGAGGGGGTCTAATTGTGAAAACCTACAACGTCCTAGTCCACGAGAACATCACGTACCGCGTTGCCGTAGAAGCGACAAGTGCCGATGAGGCAGAGTTGAAAGCAGAAGTGAAAATCATAAACGCAGACCCTGTGCAGCGAGATGCCATGTGCATAGCGGTGTACGAACGTCAAGCCGAAGTAGAAGGACAATTTATGAACAAACGAGCCACTGACGCCCGCAGTATGCTGCAGGGTGATGTAAGTGAAGAGGCAATCATCGACGCAGTAACTGACCTGATCCACCTGTGCTCTCATCTCAACCTTGACTGGGAGCGCGTAACAACCCAAGCCGAATGGCATTACGAGCAGGAAGCTGCCGAAGGAGAAGTGCAATGAACACCTATTACGTTGTTATAGAAATTTTAGCGGGCGAGTACGCCAAAGACACAACATCACTGGTCATCGCTGACAACGAGGAAGAAGCCAAGCGCAACGCCCTGCTGGGTGAGTGCCACGATGATGAAGAAGACCTCGAGTGGTCTAATCGAGGAGTATACGACTGCGGCGGTGCATTCCACTACGCGGTGCATTCCTGCCAGTTGGTGGCGCTCGAAGACGTTGACGTACTGTCCAAGTACATGGTGGTGTACTGATGAAAACACGCATACACGTGAACCAGCACAACATCCGTGCCAACACCAAAGGTGCAGACCTGCCGGTGCTGACCGTCAAGACGTACAAAGCCAACACCAAGTGCAACGAGGTGCTGGTGCACGGCGCAAGCCGTGTGGTGTACAGCCCAGATGATCCGCTGTCATGCGGTGCCCGTGTGTGGGTGGAAACTGAAGCCGAAGTGGAGGTGGTCAGATGAACACAAGCAAACCAATAAACTACAACGAGGAACTGCATAAACTCGCCAATGCTGAAGCTGCGAAAGTGCAGGAAAAAGTGCGTGAGTTCCTCAAAGAAACAGAGAAAGACCCAGACGAGCTTGAGTCACTGGCAGCGACCTACACGCTCAACGCGCTACTGATTAACGCGTACACCATCGCTGCGATTTTCGACATACCGGTCGACGTGATGCTGTACACCGTGAAAACGAATTACTCCGTGTACTTGCAAGACCAGCAGGACTTAGACAACGCTCCGATTCACTAACTTACTGACTAATCCCATGGGATTAAGGAGAACGACATGCTAAACCACGCACAAATGGTAGATAAAGCACTGCGCGACGACACCCATCCATACGAATCGAGTAACTTCAGGTACGCACCCAACATCTTTGTCACTAACGACAATACGTCACGGTGGTTTCAACCCATCGGTGAGTTTATCTCATACAAAACAACGGTGGCAAACTTGGTGCGCAACAAACTCACCGACGAGCGCGAGCTGCACATGGCATCGCACAATTGGTCAAAAACCACAAACAAACAACTATCACAACTGCGGTGGCGCGCGTCGCAGTGCGAGCCCACGCTAAGGATTTACCAGATGCCATACATGCCGTGGCTTATCGGAAAAGATGTGGGTCGGTTGAACCCGGACTATCTGGAGAATGCCGTATCCAACACACGCAAAGCGCTCGACGGATTACTCAACACGCGAAGGAACGCCAAGACATACGTGTTCCAAGTGAAGCAGTACATCGAGTGGTTAAAAAGTGCGATGCTTCTCATGACGGACACCGTGCCCGAGGAGATTTACAACGAGTATTTCACCACCGAGCAGAAGACCGCGCTGCAGAACGCAATTAACCTGCGTGTAACACTGGGTTCCTTTTTGCACCATAGCAACGAGGATGGGCGCATACTGAAGCAAGCGTTGCTTGCCATGAGGGAGTTGGACAGATGATGGACATACTCAAAGAATACACAGTGCTGCACCACCCCACGCAGCTTAAATGTAAGGTGCAGATCATTGCGGATGACCACTACGGCCCACCCGAGCAGGAGCATGAGGGGCATGGTGTTGTCATGGACTTTGAATACGACCCCACGGATGTCGATGAGCTGATCGAGCGTCAGGGGTGGGATGACGACGAGCAGTGCTCCGCACAGGCGATGGAGGAAGTTGCCCGTGCCAAGATGTTTCGGCTGGTGAGCACTCGCGATAGCAGGTATGGTAGATACAGCAAGTGGTACGACGTGTGGGAGACGCTGAAAATTGCAGCGGCGCAGTGGGGAGTTCCCGCCGATGACAAGGACGCACTGATGAAAGCCGTCATATCTGACTACGAGTACGTCAAGGGCTGGTACAACAACGACTGGTGCTGGGCGTACTTGCAGGTAACCCTGCTGGACTCTGACGGCGAAAAACACACAGATCACACGGCGTCGCTGGGTGGGCTTGAGTGGGGGCTTGAGGGCAGCGAAGAGTACCTCGCGCAAGAGGTTAACGGTCTGGTTCGTGAGGTGATACACGGATACAACTCTGAGTTGACCAACACAGACCACACACAGCTGGAGCTGATACCGGTGTGGGAAGGACTGCAGGGAGAGGTGACACGGGTATGAGTGAACAATTTGAGTTTATGTGGTACGGCCGGCCGAACACAGAGTTGACCAGAGAGGAGTTGCTTGATGTGATTAGGCATATGGCCGAAGAGCGCGAGCAGATGCGGGAAAGCGCGCGAACCGCGCTGGAGATGTTGATGATGAGGCTGCGACCTTGATTTGACACACAGGATTACCTGTGCTATAATAGTGTTTCTTGAGTGGGAGAAGTAACCCACCAAGATGATCGACCTTAACTTGATAACTGACTAATCCCATGGGATTAAGGAGCAATGCAATGAGTATTAAAGACCACGCAATGTTGGTGTCGTTGACTGTACGCAAGCCGCAGATGACGATGAAAGACCTGAAAGCAACGCTCGACGCAGAAGCTGCGAACGACGCACAGAACGCTGGGCAGTACCGCAAGGACTTGTACCCCAAGCAGCTGATCCAGCCGATCCTGACTGTTGAGTCCAGCGCACGTGCGTACATCGAGTCGACCACGTACGTGTGGTCACGCGGTGAGTTCCTGCTGCCGAACAAGCGTTTCATGACGTTTGCTGACCGCATGGCCAAGTACGAGCTGGAGTTCAGCCAGTGTGTCACAGCGTTCCTTAACAACTGGAACAACGTGATGACCCGCGCCAAGGACGCGCAAGGTGATATGTTCGACGCGAGTGTGTACCCTGACCTAGATGAGCTGAAGGCTGGTTTCAAGATGCGTGTGAGCTATCGCCCAGTCACAGACTACGGTGACTTCCGTGTGCAGCTTCAGACAGAGGAACTTGATCTGCTGCGTGTGCAGGTAGAATCTGAGGTCAAAGACAGCATGGAGTCAGTGTACCGTGACCCGCTGACCAGACTGCGTAAAGTGGTGGCGCACCTCGCGGAAGTTACGGGCAAGCAAGACCGTGTGTCAGTCGACAAGCGCGGTGTCGAGATTGTTAAACCGCCGATCTTTCGTGACTCTGTTATCGAGAACGTCCACGCTGAGATCGACATGCTGATGGAGCTGGCAGACATTATGCCGGAGCGTACGGTTAATCTGGCCAAGCGTATCGGTGAGATGATGCCTGCGGCGCAGGTACTGCGCGATGACTCAGGCAAGCGTGAGGAGCTTAACGAGAACACCAAGCACCTGCTGAACGCCATCGACGCGATGCTGGAGGACTGAGATGTCCCTACACAACACGTTCACTCATGCAGTGGTTTGCTTCGGCAGCGAGAATGGAGTACTGTTGCCGATAGAGGTTGCCTCTGAAGTGTTTAAACTGCTCGGCGCTGGTGTGCAGGTCGAGTATTCGTGGGGCAGCAGCACGTACAGGTATAAAAAGCCGGACGGCAGTAGGTACTCGGTGAGGCTCGAAGCTGTTTGTGTGACCCAGCTTGCAACCATGGAGCTGGAGAAAGACTAATCCCATGGGATTAAGCAGTACCGTTAGACAATACTTAACTACTTAGATACTTAAATACTGGAGATAAGATATGCGTATATCACACGTAACCCCGATCCTCGTTAAGCGCTACCTGAATGAGCGCACCCGCAAGCGTCCTGTGTTCCTGCGTGGGCCGTCGGGCATTGGCAAGTCCGATGTTGTGTTTCAGACCAGCGAGCTTCTGGCGCAGCACGTAGAGAACTGGCGCGGCGTTATTGACCTGCGCCTTGCCAGCCGTGAGCCAACAGATGTACAGGGCGCGTTGATGCCTGACATGGAGACAATGACAACGCGATGGCTGCGCCCCGAGTTCTTCCCCCGTGACGGCGCGGGCATCCTGTTCCTTGATGAGATTACCTCGGCTCCGCAGGCGATGCAGGCGATCGCGTTTCAGATCACGCTGACACCGCAAGACTTCGGCATACCCCCTGAGTGGATGATCGTCGCCGCAGGTAACCGCAAGAGTGATAAGGGTGTGACGTTTAACCTTGCTGGCCCACTTCAGAACCGTATGTGCGACGTAGAGGTCAACACTACGCTGGATGATTTCGTGATGCACGCAGTACCGCGTGGCATGAAAGCTGAGATCACCTCATTCCTGTACGACCGCCCGGACATGCTACACAAGTTCGTCTCCACGCAAGAGATGCAGCCGTTCCCATCGCCACGCGCGTGGTTCGGTGTTGACGCGACGCTCGACCTCGACATACCCATGCAGGATCGTGTTGAGCTGATTAAGGGTGACGTTGGTGAAGAGGCTGCGATGGTGTTCGAGACACATCTGCGCGTGTACGAGACCATGCCACGTATCGATGACATACTCGACGGCGTGGATGTGCAGCTACCCAAGGAACTCAACGTGCGCTACTGCATCGCGATGGGTCTGGCCAGCCGCTTGGACTACACCAACTTCGACAAGGCATACAAGTTCCTGTCCAAGATGCCCGGAGACATTCAGAATCTGGTCGTCAAGCTGGCGTACAAGCGTGACAAGTCACTGGCCAACAGTGCTGCATACACCAAGTGGGGCGTCGAGAACCAAGCGGCGTTTGGTCGATCATGAGAGTGAAACACACGAGAGTGAAACATCCTCCAGCACACAAGACCGAGCTGATGTGGGCAAACCCAAGACCGGGGGTGTTTTCGTTAAGCGTGCGTACACTCCATAGGTACAACGCGAACAGCATAGAGTACTACATCGACACGTTGTTCGGAGTTGTCCGTAGTACGCTTGGGGGTGACGCGATGGTCGATGCCTCGCTGGGCTGGGTTGCGTCACGTGATACGTTCGACATACACCCACGGCACTTCAGTGACCTTGGTGAGGCAAAACTCTTTTTGGAATCGCTATATGCGTTGGAGAAAGTATGAAAAGACTGGAGTGGAACGGCAACAATACGCGTGCAGAGTTTCAACTGACAGCGAACGCAAGCACGCGACACCTGTTCGCAGAGGTGTACGAATCGACGATGATTGACGAAAATTTCGGACGTTGGTGTGTTTTCTTTGCTGACGATCTGGGGATACCAACCCGATGGTTCGACAGCAAAGACGAAGCGTACCTGTACGTGGAAGCGACATTCACACTTGAGGTGATGTGATGAAGCACCATGAAATTGAGTTTATCTACGACTATCCCGACAAGTGGATCGTCAGGCTGGTAGAGTACCACGAGGGGAATACTACCGCCGCTGGCGTGACTACGCCCTATACGAATCGATCGTCGAGGCGAATCGCTACGGTGCATACTATCGTTGACGACCTTGCTCTGGCGTGGAAATACTTTGGCGATAACCACGAAGAAGTTAGTACCACGCTTTACAGACTTATGGCTATGCCCGAGGAAGAACGTAAAGCATGGCTGGGTGGTGTTGTTGCATGTAACAGTTAATCCCATGGGATTAAGACTTAATTACTGGAGAATGATATGAACATAGAACAACGAATTGATCTGACATACAGCAGGATGGGTTTGCGTGAGCCGTTTATCGCTGCGGTGATGACGCGCATTAAGCGTGAGCTGTCTGAGAAAGTACCGACCGCCGGCACCAACGGCACGTGGGTGCGGTACAACCCGACATGGTGCGCGCAGTGGAGTGATGAGGAGCTGTTCGGCCTGAGCCTGCACGAAGCACTGCACGTTGTGCTGATGCACATGTGGCGCAGAGAAGACCGTGATATGGGCCTGTGGAATTACGCCAACGACGCGATCATCAACGCCTACATACTCTCGCGTGGGTACAAGCTACCGCCCGGGGGTGTGCATGTGCCGTGGGTGACCGAGGGTATGAGTTCTGAGGAAGTGTACGCACGACTCAAGAAAAACCCCCCGCCACCGCAGGGTGGAGCAGGAGGCGAGGGCAAGCCCAACGCCGGTGGGTTCGACGGTAACGGCGACATCGAGGATGCACAAGACGAAGCGACACGTGCGGACATGGAAGTGACTATCGCCACTGCAGCCAAGATGGCCAAGGAGTGCGGGCATGGTTCCGCACTGATCGACCGCATCATCCAAGACCTTGGACAGAGCAACGTGCGCTGGCAAGATGAGGTGCAGGCCATGATGACTGAATCGAGTAAGAGTGATTATTCCTACCGGCGCCCCAACAAGCGCTTTTTGTGGCAGGGATTATATATGCCATCGCTGCATGGGCAGGCGCTCGGTGGGCTGGCCATCGGCTTCGACACGTCAGGGTCAATGGGGGACGCGGAAGCAGCGCAGATCGGCGCAGAGCTGCGTACTATCATAGAAGACTTGCAACCAGCGTTCGTTGAGGTAATATATTGTGACTACTCGGTTACTTCAGTTCAGCGTTTTGAGCGGGATGAGCCGTTAGAACTTAAGCCTAAAGGCGGCGGTGGCACGCGCTTCAAACCTGTGTTCGACCATATAGAAGCCTCAGACGAGCGGTACTGCGGCATTATCTTTTTCACTGACATGGAAGGCAACCTTGCAGAATGCAAAGAGCCTGAGATACCGGTGATATGGGCGGACATCGGCCGGTCGCATCCAGCTGTTCCTTTCGGCACACGCGTTAACGTACCACTATGACTGAGGTAATTATGTCAAATTTTGAACGAGAGCTTATGAACAGACTTATCCGCATAGAGTCTAAGCTCGTGCGGGGATTTGAGGAACTCGGGGTTAACATTGATAAGGACGCCAACTGGTTGTCCGTCGATGATGCGTCCCGAGTGGTGTACATCGCAACACTTGGCCGGTCTATGACCGTGATCCTGAGTGATATGGCTCGTGAAGGCGCTACCCACACCGGGGAAGTGTATGAGCTTATCAACAAGGGTAACGTAGTCGGGTCGATAATGTTTAACCCAGTGGTATATAAAGCCGCGTAACCACGCGCGGTTTTTACTTGATAACTTAGGAGATGCACGATGGACGACTACGATCCAGACGATTACGAATACCAGCAGCTATTGGTAGAGCAACGCTTTGCAAAGAAGAACAACAGATACTTCGCCCAAGGTGCCCCAGAGGCACCAGAGCCGGATGACGAGGAGAGCAGCGATGATTGACATGAACAAGTACAAGCACAGACCCAACACACTGATAGGCCGCCTGCGTGAGTTTATTAAGGCCGAGGTTGGCCCACAACCGTTTACGGTCGCGCAGTTAGTGCGCGCAGTTGTGGACAACGACCCTATGCTCGCCAAGCGCGACGTGGGGTCAGTGCGTGACGGGGTTAACAATGTCGTGCGGGAAATGATGGACAAGGGGGAGCTTGAGAGAGTGGGCGGAGACGCACGCGGTAAGGAGTACGTGCTGAAGCAGGGGGGTGAGGAATGAACGAAACCATAGAATGCTCTTACCGTGCAGGCAGTGTGGTTGTAACTAAGTACGCACTGAGCGAATGCCCGAGCGATAACCCCAGAGCTGACATAAAGAACGCAATCAAGTTCCTGCAAGCCCTGCTGAAGATGGAGCAACAACATGAGAAATGACGACAAGATTATGGGTTCGATTTTAGTGCTGGTGCTGTGCATCATCGCAGTTGTTTGGATCATGCAGCAGCGGGAAGTGGCGCAGGTACGCCACGCGATGGAAGCAAGCTATGGTGAAGAGCCGAAGCCAGAGGGGCACGGGAAATGAAGCACAACCAACATTACTTGGCTTGGATACTGCACCGCATCAGGTGCAGGAGGGCGAGATGATTTTCTTATTCCCGTTTGCCACAGTGATCCTTGCAATTATGGCTGTGGTTGCTTTTTTAACAATGCTCCTTAACTCCAGCCTAAAAACTGACGAGAGAGTGGGGTTCTGCTGCGTTTCTGCGTTTTTCTTCCTTGCCACTTGGCTTATGGCAACGGGTGGGGATTTTTATTTAGAGCACAGTGTTCTGCAGGAACCTGTGCCAGTGGAGGTGGGGAATGAGTGACGCAATTCAGCAAGCGATAGAGGCGATGGACAAATCAAAACCGTGCATGTCTGCCTATTGTCCCGACCGAAAAATGATTGACAAAGCCATCGCCGCACTCCAAGCACTGCAAGGAGGGGAGCCGGTGGTTCCTTCACAATGGAGAGTTGTCATGCGCGGGATGGTGGAATATGCAGAGTGCAATGATCCCGGCAATCCGTATCTTCCACAAGCGCAAGCACTGCTATCAGCAGGCAAGGGGACGGTATGAGTGACGCAATTCAGAAATTGATCAACGCCGCAACGGATTTGTTTGACGCGGACAGGGCAGAGGCGTGGCGGTATCCGACCGTCTGGGAGCCAGTTGTTGATCGTCTGCTACAGGCTTGTCAAGCACTGCAAAGCGGGGAGCCGGTGGCACTTGAGCGAGTCGATGTACACTTACAAATCGTATACGATGAATGCCAGATTGTTATCGAGCCTGACCCGCAAGGCTCGCTTGTTTACTACGACAACGTAGTGCGAGTGATGCAAGCCGCCCAGCAGCCACCAACCACAAAGCCAATAGCAGCCATTAAAGGATGGTTCCACGGCGAGTGCGTCATTCAGGCGCTTGATCCCGCAGCGGTGTTACCGGCAGGGATGGCTTTGTATGCCACCCCGCAGCCGGTGGTTCCTGAACTAACCGGAAAGCAGTGGTCAGCAATGCGAACCGTTATCCGTGAATATGCGGAAAAGTTTCGATCTGCTGATACATATGAAATGGCGTCAGCTTATATGGACGCAGCACCTGAGGCGGTATACCAAGCACTGCTATCAGCAGGCAAGGGGGGTGAGTGATGTACGACTACAAAGAGCAAAAGCACAGCCTGTTTACAGAGTCAGGCATAAAAATGCTGTTGGCGGTCAGGGACTCTGTGGATCAAAAGCTTAAACTTTCTGGCGCGGTGCGCTCAGGCGAAGCGATAAGCAATGTAACAGGCAATTCATGGACTATGCTGGCTTGTCTTGATTACCTCGTTGAAACAGGCGAAATAAGAGAGATAACTGGATCAAATACTGCGGGTCAAGATCGCGTGTTTGTACGCAGGCAAGGGAGGTGAGTGAGATGCAATACCTGATTAACAAAGAAACGAAAGAGCATAAGTTTTTAACCGATAACACGCTATGGTCATCTAAAGACTGGAAGCTTGTCCAAGCCGACGACGATGGCTGGATAGCGCACAAAGGGATGGAGTGTCCGCTGCCGGATGATGTGATGTGTGACATCAAATTTGCCTCTGGAGGTTCCAGCGCGCATTCACACAGAGCTGATCAATGGTGCTGGCACAAAGACGGCGATCCAAGCGACATCACCCACTACCGCCTCATCCTAGCCGAGAAGGTGCAAGAGCCTGACTACAACGGAGCCGACCTTGACTTTGAAATGCTTGCGAAACGCGAAGCAGAAAGTTTAGCAAGGATTGAAGAAAAGGAACGCGCAGAGAAAGAAGCCGAGCGCAAACACATGGAAATCAAAGAGGCTGAACTCAAGCGCATGATGCTACTCGACCGTCTCCAGTTAGCACACAAAGCCGCGCAGCAGATACCCGATTTGGAAGCCGAGCTGCGGGAAGTCTTGGCAGGCATGGGCTACGACCTTGCGGCAAGAAGCCCGTTTGTGGAGCCTGAATTACAATACGTTATGCGATGTTTGCGCTGCGGAGTCGAACAAGGGATGCTGCACAAAACCGGCTGCCCTGAACGGCTGGTCTGGCCTAAAGCCGAAGGCAAGGGAGGTGATTCTCATGCACCGGAAATGAAGACTTACCGTTGTGTGACATGCAATGTAAGTGGCACTGATGATGGGCTGTGTGACGCGCATAAATACGACGAGCAGCTTTCAAAGCACAAATCAGCAGCCAAGGAAGCAGGCAAGGAGACGGATAAATGATAACAATAACACTGGAAAAAATTAAAGCGCACAACCCGTGTGGGTTAAGCTGGGAAAAACTGCTGGCGTCAAAAGGCGGCGACAACGCAAATATGCCAGCAGTGTTCGAAGTCACAGATATACTGGAGTCTAACGATCTGGACGACACGCTGTGGGTGTTGCGTTGCCTACCAGAGTACGACAGTCTTTGGCGCAAGTACGCCGTTTGGTGCGCAAGACAAGTGCAACACTCGATGACAGACCAGCGCAGTATTAATGCACTTGATGTCGCTTGGCGGCATAGTGACGGTATGGCAACGGACGAGGAGCTGAATGCTGCGAGGGATGCTGCGTGGGCTGCTGCGGATGCTGCTGCGGATGCTGCTGCGAGGGCTGCTGCGTGGGCTGCTGCGTGGACTGCTGCGAGGGCTGCTGCGGGTGCTGCGTTGGCTGCTGCGAGGGCTGC